ACGCAAACAAAATCTTTACAGAAGAAGAAGCTAGACAATTATGGCAGAATGATTGGCAAGGTAAATCAGGTAGCGACCCATTTATTGATAGAGGTGGTTATAATTGCAGACATCATTGGCAACCAGTAGACCCTGAGTGGGGAACTGTAAAAGATGATGGTACATTTGAATACACAGTAGAATAGAACATTTTAGCAACAACTTTGTTGCATTTTTACAATTTCCTTGATAATTGACAATTATAACAATATAGAAGGAGAACAAACAATGAACGACAAAGTAAAAGAGTCGGTTGAGAATACAGCATCTCAAGACAATGCTGGAGTAAACGAAGTTTCTGAAACAACTTCAACTGAGAACAAAGTTTTTACTGCTGAGCAGTTAGAACAAATAGTTCAAAGAAGATTAGAGAGATATAAAAAATCTGTTTCTAATAAACTTGATGGCATAGATATTGAAGAAGCCAAAAAGTTACTTGAAGAAAAGAAACTTAAAGAACTAGAAATCGCTAAACAACGTGGCGAGTTTGATAAAGTTCTGAAGGAGACAGTATCAAAAAAGGATTCAAAAATTCAATCGTTGGAATCTGAATTAAAAAGGATTCGTATAGACGAAACATTAGTAAATGTAGCTAGTGGCATGAAAGCTGTTAAACCAGCAGAAGTGAAACAACTACTTAGAAATAATGTTAGACTAAATGAACAAGGTTCTGTTGAAGTTATCAACGAAGATGGGACTCCTAGATACTCAGATAAAGGCGAACCAATGACAGTAAATGAATTGGTAAGCGAATACTTAAAGAACAATCCACACCATGTTTTATCTACACCATCAGGTGCAGGTAGCAAGGGACAGATTGGTGGTTCTTCGCCAAAGACTATTAATATTGGTGATCTTGATTTAAGTAATCCAAATGACAGAAAAGTTTATGCTGACATGAGGAAACAACGAGAACAAGGTATATTTAAAATGAAAATAACTAACAACAACAACAAACTATAAAAAACTATGGCAAACGAAACAACAAGTTCAACACTAAGTGAACTTTTTACGAATATAACTCAAGAAGCTATATTCACATTCCAAGAAACTTCAGTTATGAGACCACTTGTAACTACTTACCCAATTAGTGGTTCTGGTAAAACTATTGAAGTTCCTGTGTACCCAACAATCAGTGCTTCAGCAGTAAACGAAGCTTCTGATTTATCTAATACAGCAGTAAACCCAACTTCAGCAACTATCACTGCTTCTGAAATTGGTGTTATGACAACTTTAACTGACTTAGCTAGAGATTCAGCTAGTCGTAATGTTGGTGCTGACATTGGAAAATTATTCGGTGAAGCAATCGCTAAAAAAGTAGATACAGATTTAGCTGGTTTACTAGACGACTTTGCATCTGCAAACGATCAAGGTGGTGCTGGAACTGAACTAACTGCTGACTTGCTTTTCAAAGCACAAGCGATTTTAAGAAGTGCAAATGTACCTGCACCTTACTACGCAGTGTTTCACCCTAAAGCAACTTTCAATTTAAAGAAAACTTTAACACAACCTGCTTACACAACATCAAGTTCAGGTTATGCTATTTCTGATATTGGAAATGAAGCTTTAAGAAATGGATATATCGGTAGAATTGCTGGTATTGATATTTTTGAAAACGCAAACATTTCAATTGATGCTTATGATGATTCATTCGGTGGAGTATTTCACCCACAATCATTAGGTTTAGCATTAAAAGAAGATTTCAAAGTTGAGACTCAAAGAGATGCTTCTCTAAGAGCAACTGAGATCGTATCTAGCATTACTTATGGAGTAGGTGTATTAAAAGACACTTATGGAGTAACTGTAAAAACTGATACTGCTCTTTAATTAAACTTCGGTGGGGTGTAAAAGCCCCACCAACTAAATATTACTATGGCAAATTTTTCTACTGATACAGATTTAACATTTTACCAACCAGATATTTTAACTTTTGGAATAGCTAACTTTACTTCTCCAAATGATTACCACGCACAAGCACGAGCAGATATAGAACGAGATTTAAGAATAAGATGGTTTCCAGTTTACTCAAAAGAAACTTATAGAGATATAGCAATCCTAAACACAACTGAAATGGACGCAACATTATTAACTGATGCACAATTTAAAAGAGCAAGTGTATTTAGAGTAATAGGTTTTTATTGCTGTCCACAATTAACTAAATTCAATTCAAACGATAACCCTGACAGATTCCAAGTTATGATGAAACATTATCAACAAATGTATGCAGATGAATTTTAATACAATTGCTGATGCAGAAAAAGCACCTTATCATAGACTTAAACTAATTAGATGAAGATTACTGTTGAGGACAATTCATTACAAGTTGCTAAGAACTTTGAAAAACAAGTAAGAGAACAACCACAAATAGTTAAGACTGCATTAGGAAGAACTGCTGAGTTCCTAATGGGTATTATCAAACAAAGAACTCAAAAAGGTATGAGTGCAGATGGAACTTCATTCCCACCATACACAGAAGCTTATAAAACATTTAGAAAAAATGCTGGACGACAAACACAATATCCTGATCTAAACTTTTCAGGTCAAATGTTATCTAACATTACACAAAGATCAAATCCAAGTTATGCAATAATTTACTTTGCTAATAAATTCCAAAATACTAAAGCATTAGGCAATCAGAAGAAAAGAAAATTCTTTGCAATAGGTTATCTGAACAACAATATCCAGCTTGTTTCGTGCAATCAGGAAATGAAGTTAGATCAGATGAAACAATGACATCAAGTACAATTACAAGACAAGCAACAGCAGATTATGTAATCGTTGGTTATGTTAAAGGAACTCCAACAAATATTGATACAAAAAGAAACGAATTAATTACAACGATTGAAACAAGACTAAATTCTGATAGAACACGTGGTGGGTATGCAAAACAAACTCAGGTAGTAGAAGTATCTACTGATGAAGGAGTTTTATTCCCAATAGGTGGTATCAGAATGGTGGTGCGAGTTATGTATCAATACACTTCTGGCACACCTTAATATAAACAAACAAGGAGAACAACATGGCAACTCATACTGGCTCAGAAGGAACTATTAAAGTTTCATCAACAACAGTAGGTGAACTTAGAAGCTACTCTTTAGAGCAAACTGCTGACACTATTGAAGATACTTCAATGGGTGATACTAGCAGAACATATAAATCTGCTTTAAAAGGTTGGTCAGGTTCAGCATCATTATTTTTTGATGAAGCTGATGCAGGACAATTACTTTTAGTTCTAGGAACAGAAATAGCTTTGAAAGTGTACCCAGAAGGTGCAAGTTCAGGCGACAAATATTACTATGGTCAAGCAATCATAACTGGTAGCAACATATCAGCATCTTTTGATGGAATGGTAGAAGCTGAAGTAACATTTACTGGAACTGGTACTTTAACATTTGGAACTGCGTAATTAATTATTAATTAGAAAAGGAAGATATGACTACGATAATAGATAGAGTTAAAGCACAATTTGAATCTTTAGGAATAAAAAAGATTGAGGTTGCTGAGTGGGGCGAGGAAGGCAAACCTTTAATAATATACTGTACACCATTTACATTAGGTGAAAAAAGAAACCTATTCAAAGGTGCAAGAAATGATGATCTAGCAGTATTAGTAGATGCAATCGTTTTAAAAGCTAAAAATGCTGATGGAGAAAAAATATTCAAGCTAGATGACAAACAAGTATTATTGAATAATGCTGATGCAAATGTTATAGCTAGAGTAGCAACAGAAATGTTAGCTGGTGTTTCTTACGAGGAAGCTGAAAAAAAGTAAGAACTGATACTGAACTGTTTTCCATTTTAAGTTTGTGTCAGGAATTAAATAAATCAATGGAAGAAGTTTTGTGTTTAACACAAGATGAATTTTATTATTGGATAGCTTACTTTAAAGTGAAGGCAGAACGAGAAAAACTACACTATGGCAGATCAGCAACTAAACATAAAACTTAATGCGATTGATAATACATCAAAAGCTTTTAGTGGTGTAAAAGGTTCAATACTAAGTTTAAGAAACGCATTAATAGGTTTAGGAATAGGTGCAGTAATAAAACCAATCATAGATATCACTAAAGAATTTGAAACTTTAAGAACAACTTTAAGATTTGTAACTGGTTCAGTTGAAGGTGGACAAAAAGCATTTAGCTTATTAAGAAATTTATCTAGACAAACACAATTTTCTACCAAAGAATTATCTGACACATTTATTACATTACAAAATGCAGGAATAGAACCAACAGATGAATTATTAAAAACATTTATAGATACTGCTTCTGCTACTGCTAACTCATTAGATACTTTAAACGACTTAACAAGATTATTTGCTAAAGGTGCTACTGGTGCTGGTATAGGTGCTCAATCATTATCTCAATTAGCTTCTAAAGGTATTCCAGTATTTCAAATACTAGAAAAAGAATTAGGATTAACAAGATCACAATTAAACAAATTTGCTGAAGATGCAGAAGGTTCAGAAATTATATTAGAAGCTTTACAAAAAGGTTTAGCAAATACATTTGGTGGGGCTTCATCACAAAGAGCAGGAGATTTAGCAATAGTATTTAAAAATCTATTTGAGAATTTAAAAGATGTTGCTGATTTAATTGCAACTGATGGTGGCTTTAGCACTTCATTTAAAGAGTTATTAAAAACGTTTGGAGATTTATTAAAAACATTAGAACCAGTAATTGCTATACTTGGTAAACTATTAAATTTTGTAACAGAACTTGCTAATGTTGGACTTGTATTATTAAACAATTCATTAAAATTAGTTCTAGGCACTTTAGATAAAGTTGTTTCAGGATTAAGTAAAGTTGTAGGATATGGTTCTGGCTTACCAAAAACAGTAGGTTTAGATGAAGATAGAACAGTAGCACCACCAGAAATAACTAAAGCTAAAATAGAAGATAAATCTTTTATTGGTTTATTAGAAGGTAAATTAAAAGGAGAAATTGCTTTAGCTGATTTAGCATTTAGAAGTCTTAACAAAACTTTAGCTGAAGGAACAATTATAGGTATTAAAAATGTTTCTGTTGCTATTGCAGAATCTATTGTGCTTGGTAAAAAACTAACAGATACATTTAGAGAATTAGCACAAAAAGTATTAGTTAAAATTTTATCACAATTAATAGAAGAACAATTAGTAAAAATAGCTTTAATAGCTTTAGATCAATTAA